CTTTACGACGGCGGGTCCGTGTGAGTACGTTGTCACTCGCACGTCCGTGGGGTTTTTCTCCCCTCATTTGGCCATGGTATCCTGTTCAAACAATCAAATCGCGGCAGTTTGCGATCTTCATCCCCTGGGGGGTAGTGATTGAGTGCCTACGAGCTCGGTAGGTCTTCCGTCCCGGTGATCTCAAAGATCCCGTTGTCTTGGGCGCACGATTTTGGCCTGCGCCAGCCGTTTAGCTTAGTTTGCCTCGGATATGACTTCCGTGTACGCGGACTTGTATATGGCCGTTGTACCAGTCGTCACTCTCTAATACTTGCCTGGTGAATTGTTCTCTAGCTTCAAGATAGCTGCATTGTGCTCGGCTTTTGCAAAAATATAGTATTTCTCTGGAGAATTGATCGCTGCCTATCTGTGCAATATCCCGCGACAGTTCCGGACTGGAGCCAAAGTAATCTCTCCAGTCTGATTCTACTTCGCTGCGGATCTTGCGTTTGCGTTTGTTGCCATTCTTGAATTTGACTACTCGCTGCCGGGTTTTGCGAAATTTTGCTAGTTTTTTGCCGATGTATCTGCGCTGAGTTTGGAGATTGGTTATGATGTAGACGAACCCCGCACAGTCCTCGGGCAGTTGCTCCACTGGATCGCCTTGATAAGTCCATGTCATAACACTGCATAGTTATCTGATCAGCACAAAATCTCAAAATTTACCACTCCGTGACATGTGTTTGATCCTGTAATTTTTCCTTGGTGCATTTGGTTTGACATTCTTGGGCATCAAATTCTAAAAAATCTTTTGTCCAAAACTCATCATTAGCAATGTCCGACCAACTGCGTTGATATAGATTAAATTGTGATTGAGCTCGATCATGCCAGGATTGATTATGCGGGTATCGATTGGCAGTCCAGCAACACGGATATAACTCACCTCGACTATTGACAAATACACCTTTGGTACCAATCATGCAAAGCGATGAATATTTCCCAATTTGTTGTAATTTGGCTGCTCGTTGTTGAAACAAATCTCGCAAAGGATCAAACTTGAGTTTTGGACTCAGGGTCTGATACTCTCTTTCAAATCTATGACTACGGCTGACCAAGGAATCAACAGTTGGACACAATGCATCATTCTGCCCGTATACCAGCGGATAATGACTGTTGAATTTGGTAGATTTAGTCAACTGCCAGCAATCAAACCCTAGATCCTGGGCCATGTTACGTATATTTTCCAGATGATCTTGATTGAACCGAAATGCTATAGTAGCCCAGATTTTATAGGTGGTCTGATTGATCGCAGAGAATGCTTGATATCCGGCCATGATGCTATCCCAACGAGAATTCACACGGTATTGGATATTGCTACTTTGGTCCCAGCCATCTAGGCTCCAATGCACTTGATCACGGGTATCAAGTACTGATCCCAACTGTTGCCACCATCTCGTAGTACGATTACTACCATTGGTGACTATGACTATTTGCAATGCAGGATTGGTAGATTTGAGCCATTGACATATTGGCACTAGGTCTCGACAGTAGATGGGATCGCCATCATTGCCGCAAAAAGTGACTCGCCGCATGTGTCTGACTGCCTGCGTTCCAATTTGATCAGTGAAGAACTTGAGATCCAATTGACGATCTAATACATTACCGGGCACTTCAGTGCGAGGGCACCTTGGGCACTGTAACGCGCAAATACTACTAGGTTCAATATGCCAATGATCCCAGGCTATCATACGATCTCAACATCATTGTTGTAATTGGTAAAGCCACCTTCTTTGACTACCCTGAGTATGTTTTCCACACGACCAGCCAGTTCATCACGATGACTTACCAGCCAGATCGACTTGTGGCGTTCCCGACTCATTTTCTTCAGCAGGGCTAGACTGTTTTCCACACCCTGGGTATCCATGCCCGAATCTACCAGTTCATCGATGAACAGCACATTGATGGGGCTATAGAGACTCTCCCACACATCGCGGAACGCCCAGCTCATGCTCAGGATCAAGCGGTTGCGTTCGCCACGGCTGAGATTGTCAAAATCCAGGTCACGCCCCAGCTCAGTGATCTCAACCGAAAGATCGTTCTGGAATGTGACTTGATGCGGCAACCCAATACGATCCAGGTACCAGGTCAGGCGCGAGTTGAGATAGCTGAGATTCTGTTCTATGATCTTCTTGCGTATGAATGAATCTTTGTTGGTCAACAGCTTCAGCAAGAAATCCTGATGTTCCTGCAGGCGCGTGAGTTCGTTCATGATATCATAGCTCACGGTCTGGAGAGCCTGGCTTTGCATATCCTGGATCTGATCTGAATAGGGATCGATCTCGATCTGACGAGTACCAAGATCCCGGCGCAGTTGTTCCAGACTGTTGCGATGATTCAAGGCCTGCTCGAGATCGTCATAGAACACCGTGGGTGCTGTGCCCAAGTCACCGAGATCTTCGATCTCATTTTCGTGCTCGAGACGTTGAGTATTGTTTGACTGCAATTGTGCCATGATATCTTGCAGTGCCTGGGATTTTTCAGCCAGGATTTCATCCTGCTTGGCATTGTGCAGCTCTTGACCACAGGCATGACAGCGATGCTGTTGCAGTTGCTCGATCTCGCGTTCTAAACGCTGGCGCTCACGTTCTAGTTTGGCATCATCCTGGCTGATCTGCCGGATCCAACGCTGGCATTCATCAATCTGTTTTTTCTGGACATGATAGGCTTCGAGATCTCTGTGGGCCTGTACTTCGGCATCGATGTCGATGTGTTCCAGCTCTTGTATGGCCTGCATGAATCCCTGGCAGTCTTCGTGCTGTTTTTTGGTCCACAGGGCTTGGCGTTTTTTGAGACTTTCAATCTGCTCTTCGATGCGTCGATTGGCCTCTTGCACGGCCCGGATGCGCATTTCCTCTTGGCCCACGGCATCACGTGTGGCTCGGTGCAGCTCTTTGACGCGATCGGCGCGTTCACTCAAGAGCGTGATACCCAAGAGCTGTTCAATGATGGCGCGTTGATCATTGTTTTTGAGGCTCAGGAAGGGTTCGGTATAGGTGTTCAGAGCCACCACATGACGGAACATGTCATGGCTCAGACCCAGTATGCGTTCTATGGCGCTTTGGGTCTCGCGGCTGTCGCCCTGGCTGTTGTCATCGGCGGCTTGTTCTTCGCTGTTGACATAGAATTTCAATACGTTTGGTTTCCTACCACGCTCCACACGATACTCAGTGCCATTCACGGCAAACTCCAGGCTGACCAGCATGTTTTTGCCGTTGGTTTTGTTGATGAGATTGTCTCGCTTGATATTGGTCAGGGCTTGTCCATACAGCGCATAGCTGAGGGCATTGATGATCGTGGTTTTGCCGGTGCCGTTGCGGGAACCATCACCGCCGAGATCTAGATTTTCGCCCAGGACCAAGGTAAGGTCCCGACGATCAAAGTTTATGGCCTGGGTAGCATTGCCCACGCTCATGAAGTTCTTTACTGTGAGATCACGTATATGGATCATAGAGTTTGATAGATTTGCAATAGTAGTTTGGGGTCGTAGAATTCACTTTCGATCCGGGAGATCTGATCAGTGACGATCTGATCCACGCTTTCAAAGCGTACTTCTCCGGGGGCGAGGTCATTTTCCAGAGCCGCTCGCTTGTTGGGCATCAGCGACATCTCCCGGAGACCATACTGCTTGATAAAGGTTTCACGGATGAAGTTGGCTTCTTCGTAGCTGATTTCAATATCCAACTGCACCCTCACATTCATGTTGGGACGCAGTATGCTGGCCGCATGATCGATCACATGTGAAAGATTCCATACATTATACAAGGGCTGAGCAGGCCAAGCATGATACCGGGGCTCACCACCCCATTCCAGTATCATACAGCCGCGCTGGCCATCACCGGCATCGGCATAGTTGTGGGGAAATGCATTGCCGATATAGTGTATGTTGCCGTGATTCTGTCGGAGATGGAAATGTCCCGAGAATACTCGATCAAAGTTGGCAAAGTGTTCGCGCTTGATTTCGCCGGTATCGGGCATTTCTACCATGGCATTCATCTTGAAATGCGGCAGTTCAAAATGTCCAAACATGTATTTCGCCTGCATTTTGGCGATCTGTTTGTGATCATCGCCCACCAGCCATGGGGCTATGACCACATCGCCTTGTTGGAACCAATCATTGCAGATGTGTATGTTGGGTATGTGCCGGGCCCACTCGGTGCTGTAGATGTCGCGACGATCACGATAGTAGAGATCGTGATTGCCGGGTATGAAATAGACCTGACCAAAGGCCGCACTGAGTCGTTCCAGGGCTCGTAGACTGTATTGTAGAGTCATCATGTTGATGCTGGCGCGATGATGGCTCCAATCACCTAGAAATATCGCGGTATCACAACCCTCGCGTCCGGCCAGTTCTATAAACCAATCCACGAATTGTTCGCAGTCTTGGTTGTGCATCACACTGTTTGACTTCAATCCAAAATGTATGTCTGTGAATACCGCAGCCTTGCGAAATAAATTTGTCATCCCAGTAGTTTACTGATCTTCCGAGGAAACTGCAACACCTTGCGGCTTGGTTTGACTATATTGACGTGTCCAAGATGGATTGAGCCCATTGATCTCCAGTATGTCGTCGCGGATGTTCTGCATCTTCTTTTCGATGTTGAGCACTCGGGTGAATGAGTTGGTGATGGCCGCGGTATAGTAGGCAAATGGGTTTGAGCTTTTTGACTCATCAAATTGCAGACCAATCTGTGATAGCTGCAACAGAGCCTGACCCCGCATTTCTTCGTTGTAGGTATAGCCGCGCCAATTGCTCCTGGTGGCATAGCGTTCGCATAGTTTCATGAACATCAGGGCCAGTTTGCGAGTCATGGCACCATGATCCCGGCAGAACTCGCCGGTGTCTAGATCACCGCGCCAGTGGCTCTTGCCCACGATGTAGGGCACACGATGCTCGTTGATGCGATAGTGGAAAAAGGGTGGAAAGTTCACCCGGATGTGTGTGGGATCTTGAATGACTTCTTCGGGCAGGATCTCTTCGGCTTCTTCGACCACGTCATCTAGATCCAAGATGTCTTCGAGCCGGCGTTTTTTGGCCTGGACTTTGGGGATCTTCTTGGGTGCCAGGGGTATGTGTTCCCAGGTCATGACGCGGAATACCAGGTCGGTATTGGGGATTTTCTTGTCGTTTACGACTTCACCGGTTTCTCTGCTGAGACGATCTGCTCGATTTCGGCGCGCCTCGGCTATGGTACGCTGGTTCAAGCGAGCCAATCCGGGCAGTATGATATCGTATTGGTGGTCTTCGGGGGTATCGCGGAATACACAGTAGGTGTTCTTGCTGAGATGTATTTCTTTCAGGATGTCGCGATTGTTCAGATAGTTTACTTTTGCGGGGGTTCGTATTGCAGTAGGCATTACCTCATTCTCCAGGGTGAGTATTTATTGTAGCATTTTCTACCGGGCTGTCAACCTGTTTCTAATACTAAGTCGTTATTTTTACTGGTAAATATCCGATAGGATCTCAATATGGCATACAATTTACAAACCGCTCTGGCGATAGATGACTTGTTACAGCAGAATCTCAGCCTGCAGCAAGCCTTTGCTCAATTGGGCATATCGCC